TCCAACAGTAGAGCCACCTGTTAAACCAGTTACACCACCAGTAGTAGCAGCAGTTCCTGCACCAGTTCCCAATATTTCTGTTCCAAGAGTAGAACCTGTTAAAACACCAGTACCTGTCAAAGCACCAGTACCTGTTGTGCCAAGCAAACCTGTACCTAATTCAGAACCCGCAAGAATTCCTGTGCCTGTCAATCCTGCTGTAGTTCCTGCACCAGTTAGCAATCCTGTCCCTAAAGTAGAACCAGTTAAAACACCAGTACCTGTTAAACCAGTACCTGCTGTAATTCCTGCTCCAGTGCCGCCAACTCCAAGTCCTGCTGTTCCTGCAGCATTTAAACCTAAACCACTTGAACCCGCTGTTAAACCAGTGCCAGTTCCCATGCCAGTGACTGCTGTTTCAGCACCGCCAGTTAGTAATCCTGTTCCACTACCAAGAGTAGATGCTCCAACAGTGCCTGCTCCAGTAGTTAATGCAGTGGCTAAAGCCTCTGCACCAGCAGTGCCTCCAGCGCCACCTAATGCTATGTCTATTTGAGCAAGTTCAGCCGCAGTGAGTCCAGTTGTTCCTACAGTTCCTGCTCCACCAGTTAAAAGTCCTGCATCAGCACCTAAAGTCGCTACTTCAGCACCTAAAGCACCTGCACCAGCACCACCAAGTAAAGCAGATTCAGCAAGTGCAGTAGCACCCGCAGAACCACCAAGGCCACCAAGAGCTAGGTCAGCCGCAGCAAGTTCAGACGCTGTAAGACCTGCAACTGTTCCCGCAGTGCCACCACCACCGATAGCTGCTGATAAATCTGGCACACCAAACATCAAACCACCAGCCGCCAACAAAAATGGCAACATTGAGTTATCAACTTTTTGTTGTGTACCAGTACGCTCTATTTCACCCGAAGGTAAATATTGGTTGTATTTGCCACCAGCTTTATTTTCGTTTTCTTTGTAAGCAAGTATGTTTTCAAGTGGCCCAATTTGTTGATCCTCACCAGAACCAGTAATTCTAAAATTAGGCTGATAAAAGGTATCACCCAACTTCAGAGTAGAACCTACTGGTAAGTCAGTCCTTTGAGTTAGAGCCTTAACAATGTCAGCCTCAGTAATGCCGTACTGCGACATTTGCTGATTAACTTGCTCTGGTGTCGCATTGCGATTCGTATCAATCCATTGATTGATGTTCGCCAAATAATCTATATTATTTTCCAATGCGTATTTTGCTGCTGCTGAAGTCGCCATGATTTTTCCTTACATATCGCTTGTTAATGTGCTTGGGAATTTTCTTTGATCACCAGGCCAAATAATTCTTACTGCACCACCAGCTCCACCGCCACCTGTGCCACCATCTGCGCTACCGCCACCACCGCCATAAGCGCCACCAGAACCACCATTAGAACTTCCTGGTTGAGTTCCATTAGAACCGCCACTACCACCACCACAACTAGCTACTCCATTAGAGCCTTCTCCAAGAATTCCTACACCACCGCCACCGCCACCGCCTTGTTGACCATTTCTATTTCCACCAGCTCCACCACCTCCAGAGCCATTTTGTCCACCAGTACCGAATGGTGCGCCAAAGTAGCCACCTTGACCACCATTGCCAGAATATCCACCAGCTCCTCCACCACCACCAGTAGGATTAGCATTTGACGCACCACCAGCGCCACCATCGCCACCACCAGTTCTAGCAGTTCCACCGCCTGTACCACCAGAATTTAGATTAGAGCCTGCAGTTGATGATTTACCACCAGATGCGTAAAGTACAGAGGTACTAGAAAATGAAGATGTGCCACCATCTCCTTGAGTACCGCCAGCACCTACAACTACTGTATAAGTTGTACCAGGAGTAACAATTATGTTATTTCCATAAGCAAGACCGCCACCACCAGAACCATCAGTATCATCACCATTAGGTTCTCCTCCACCACCGCCAACACAAACAACAGAAACTCTAAAAACACCAGCTGGACAAGTCCACGAATAAGTGCCAGGAGTTGTATATGCCTGTTGACTGGCTGGAACAAAGAAGCCAGAAACCAATTGATTCATTGCGGCAAACATTATGGTGTGTATCCTTGGTTATAAGCGCCATACCAATTTGTACCATCAGCAACAAATGTGAAGATGTCCATTTTCCCAGCAGTTGTAGTCATTGTTGGAGCGCCAACTGAATTCCACTTAACGCCAGTAAATGTTGCACTACCATTGCCAGTAGTAGCCGCTTGTTTAAGCAGCAAAACAAAAGACTTTCCTGCGGTAGCTGTTGGCATTGTAAATGTGCAAGCAGTAGAAGCAGTCAATGTTGCTGTTTGAACAGTACCATTGGTCAATGACAATGTATTGCTAGTGCTAACAGTACCAATAGACACAACACCCTCAACATAATTGTTGATAGTAGGGTTTGTCAAAGTCTTGTTTGTCAGAGTTTGAGTATCTGTAGTGCCGACAATTGATCCACCAGGGGCATTAGAAGAATCAAATTTAGTTGCAATAGCAGTCTGAATGTTATTGAATTCAGTATCAATCTCAGTACCCTTGACAATCTTTAAAGGATTGCCAGAAGTGAGATTATCTTTAGACGCAAAGTCTGTACTTTTGGTGTAATCGCTCATGCTATTTTTCCATTCTTAGCTTGAATTTCAATTTTCTGAATAGAGCATTGCGCTCCGTTAATAGTTAGTTCATAACCAGTTTGAACAACCTTGCCTGAACCACTTGCAGATACTGTCAAAGTATTTAGAGCAATACCATCAGAATAGTAAGCAAGTGTGGTTGCATTTGCTCCATATTCTGCTATTCCATACTCAGAAACATCTTGTATAGGAATAGTTGCATTGGCACTCAAATAGTTACTCTTAAAATCAAATCCCCATTTAATCGTTACTGTTTGATTAGTGCCACCAATCACAACAGCAGAAATCTTCTTTAAGATGGATGTCTGATTGACATTACCAAGGTCTGCATTGTTGGTGTAGTACAACATACGATAAGAAGAGCTATCGTCTTGATAGCCACTATATGTACCGATGTATCCTGTCTTGCCAATGTAAAGATCACCATTTCTTCTTGATAGAAATGACTTTGGTTCAATAGAGTCCCATGTTGTTGCTCTGTATGAGCCATCTTGTAATTGTGCTTTTGTATCAAAACAATAAACAGATTTATAAGTTGGCATTGTGAGTAGATAGAAGCCTTCACGCTCAGAGTAAACAGACTTAATGTTTGCCAATGTTTGACCAGCAACAGCAGTCATCAAATCATTACGAACATTCTTAGACAAATCACGCTCTGGAGCAGACTTCTCTTGAATGGTTCTCATCAATGAACGAATACCGCTGTTTGACAAGAAAATAATATCTGAACTGGTTACTTGTACTGAATCTCTAGCAATACAACCAATACCACCAATAGTGTCAGATAGACTCATTGTTGATGGTGTTGTAGCACCTTGATAAACAAGAATCTGACGCTTACCAAAGATAAACAAGAAACCATTGTGAGCAGCCAAAGCCTGAACTTCATCAGCACCATTAGGCCAAATCTGGTTGACATTCAAAGAACCAGAAGTGCCACCAGTCCAAATGTGACCAGTCAGCAAATCAGAGAAAGTTACTGTTGTTTTATCAGAAGATGTATTAGCAACCCACAAACGACCAAAAGCAGAAATAACCAAGTTACCAGAAGGAACAGTCCCTGCATAACCAGACTTTTCACTCACTCTGCGATAAGTTGTTGTACTTACTGCAGGGTCATAAATTAAAGGATCATGTGCATTCTGAAAGAAATAAGTAATTCCATTCAAAGACGCACATTGCCAATTACTTGCCGTAATGGTGGGAGCAGTACCGCCACCACCATAGGTCAACTCAGTCACTGCATTAGATGTTCCGAGCTTGAACAACTTATTGTTGCCAGCAAACAAAACAGTCAAAGTGCCATCAGTCTGGACTAGCTCATGGATTACTCCAACATCGTTAGAGCCTAAGTTTCCAGTAGACGAATTAACCTTTGCCCAACCTTTTCTTGAACCAACACGACCATATTGGTCAATCACACAATTGGTAGCAACAAGCGCAAAACCAGATGCCAAATCCAATGGAGAATCTTGCGTATTCAAGCCTAAAAAGCCTGGCGCAGAGATGCTGAAGGTTTGGATAGGTTGAGCCATTAAATAGCCTCAAAAGCACCAAATTCAGGGTAGCGAGTAGCCTCTGTAGCAATGTAGTCAGACAACATAGACTTATACAGTTGATAAGCCTCAGAAGAATTCATGCCGCCATCTTCTCCACGCTCAACCAAAGCCCTTGCATAGGCACTCTGAACGAGCAATTCAGCAGCAACAGCAATAACTGTACTGTCACTAGATAAAACGGCTTGTGGAACAACTAAGCTAAATGCAATGTTGTAAACACCATCAGGAATCGGAAACAAGGTTACTTTTGTATCGTAACTAGCATCTACACCATCAAAGGTGTAATACATTGGAATTGAAGTAGAAGGAGTACCAAAGTTCAAATAACGATTCATACTAGCAAACGTAATGTTCTCAAGATTGATCTTGCTAGTGGAGTTGATTACATCTTGAACACGGAATTTCTGACCCGCACCAGTTAATGCGTATGAATAAGTACCAGAAGTAGTAGTTATGTTTACAGTTGTGCCAAGAGCATTCCACTCATAAGCATCTTCAACATGACGTTTAGCATCGTTAATAAACTTGCCAATAAGTGCAGAATAAGATGTCTCGGAAACAGTTGATACTTCCGCTTCACGCAGACGAACAAGCACATCATTTACTGCTTGCAAATAAGTGGTCATTTCTTATTCCTCTCTGAGATCGCTTTAGCTTTAGCTTTAGCGTCTGCCTTGGATGATGCACCCCAAGCATTGAGAGAAAGTAAAAGTCGGGTAGGCTTTCCATCTTTCATCTCAGCGCCAGGCATATTGCCCATTCGTGCTAAAAAGGATGCCCTACGAGGGTTATCTCCCGACTTTACTGGTGCTTTTAAATTACCACCTGTTTCTGCATTATACGATGCTCTACCTTTGGCATTCAAGCCCCCTTTGGCATTTTTTCCAGCTTTTGTTTGCCAATCAGGGGATTTCATTTCTTCTTTGCGGTCTTAGCCGCAGCCTTAAAAGCCGCTTCAGTAGGAGCACCCTTAGAGCCTACTTTACGCATCTTTTCCTTAGAACCAGCT